ACCGCTATTGGTCAGCGCGAAGACCTAATGGATGTTATCTATAACATCGCCCCAACAGAAACACCTTTCATGTCATCAATTGGCAAAACATCTGCTACTGCTCGTTTACACGAATGGCAAACAGATACACTAGCTGCTGCTGTAACAACCAACGCTGCGATTGAGGGTGCAACTGCTACATCAGCAACTATCACTCCATCCGTACGTTTAGGCAACCGCGCACAGATTTCACAAAAAACCATTGCTATCTCTGGTACTTTGGAAACTGTAAACAAAGCAGGTCGTCGTTCAGAGAAAGCCTATCAATTGGCTAAAGCCTCTAGCGAACTAAAACGTGACATGGAAGCAACATTGTTGTCAAACAACGTAGCTGCTGATGGTAACGGTTCATCTACTGCTCGTACATTGGGCGGTTTACAAGCATGGTTAAGTTCTAATTACTCTGGCGGTACTGATGGTGTTGCTGGTTCATTAGGTACTACTGCTCGTGTAACAGGTACTGACCGTGCATTTACAGCTACATTGCTAAACAACGTAATGCAATCTGCATTTACTAACGGTGGTTCACCAACAATGTTGTTTGTAACTCCAGCACAAAAAGTTGTTGCATCAACATTTACCGGTATTGCTACTCGCTACCGTGATGTTCCTTCTAATCAACAAGCACAAATCATCAACGCTGCTGATGTGTACGTGTCTGACTTTGGTATCATCCAAATCGTACCAGACCGCTTCATTCCTAACGCTGACAACGATGATTGCGCTTTCTTGATTGATACAGAGATGGCTTCAGTTGCTTACCTACGCCCATTCCAAACTAACGAATTGGCAATCACAGGTGATGCAACCAATACACAACTTTTAGTTGAGTATACATTGCAAGTAAACAACCAAGCAGCACACGGTATCATTGCTGACTTAACCTAGTAGAAAATAAACTCCCTGTGTTGACTCATGGGGAGTTTTATTGGAAATATAAATGGCAAACATACTATACGAAAACGGCAAGAAAACAGAATTCCTTGATAATGGCTCAGATGTCATTGTCAAACAATCACAAGACATTACTGGAATCATTGAGTTTAATAAGGCTCAATACAATGAAACTGATTCTAGGGCAAGGTGGAGTGATGATGCAGTAGGTAACAAGGTTGCATCTATACCGCTAACAGTATTTCAAGACCTTGAGAAAAAAGGCATCACTCGTGGATTTACGATTATAGACCACAAGCGATTTAAAGAATTTTTAAATAATCCTGATAACCAAGTATTTAGAACCAGACCAGGAAGAATATAAATGGCATTTACAACATACGCAGAGTTACAATCTACGGTTGCAGACTATCTTGCACGTAGCGACTTAACAAGCCAAATACAGGACTTTATTTCACTAGCTGAAACAAGGTTAAACCGTGACTTGCGTATTCGTCAAATGCTGACATACACAACAATCACAATGACGGCTGACTCGCCAAACGTGACTATCCCTGCTGACTTCTTGTCTATACGGGATATTCATATTATTGGTTCGCCAGTTTACACATTAAAGTATGAGTCACCATCTAACTTGTTTAGAAACACAGATTCATATATTACTGCATTACCTAAGTTCTATACGACAGTAGGCGCACAGTTTGTATTCTCACCAATACCTGATACAGCTTATGTATTGCAAATTCTTTACTATGCTAAACCACCAGTATTAAGTGATGCAAATACATCTAACGTATGGCTAGTAAACTGCCCAGACGCATTACTATATGCAGCACTAGCTGAAGCAGAACCCTACTTAATGAACGATGCACGTGTTGCTACATGGGCTGCATTGTATGACAGGGCTATTGCAGCAGTAACAGCAAGCGATGACAGTTCTGAGAACGCAGGTTCACCATTAGCAATTACAATAGCTGCGAGGTAGTATGGAAAGAATAAACTTAGGCGAGTGGACACCAGACCAACCAGGTATCTCGGGTAGTTTGACAACGGCAACTAACGTAGTCCCACAACAAGTTGGCTATGGCCCATTTCCGGCAGCAGCAGTTTATTCTTCTGCCGCATCACAACCGCTATTGAGTTCATTTGCTGGCGTTTACGGTAACACATTAGTTTTATTTGCTGGCGGTGCTACTAAGCTATTTAAGTTTAATGACTTAACTACTGACATGACTGACGTGTCTAAATCAGGTGGCTATACATCAACTGACGGTTGGGAGTTCGCACAGTTTGGCAACATAGTAATTGGTGCTAATAATGAAGATGTATTACAAGCATGGAATTTAAGTTCATCTACAGTATTTGCAGACTTATCTGCAAGCGCACCTATAGCTAAATTCGTTACGGTTGTTCGTGACTTTGTTGTAGCAGCTAACATTGGTTCTGGGACAAACCCAAGCAAAGTACAATGGTCTGATTTAAACGATGAAACAGACTGGACATCAGGCGCAACTAGCCAAGCAGATTACCAAGAGATGTCAGACGGCGGAAACATTACTGGTTTAACTGGTGGTGAGTTTGGTTTAGTGTTAATGGAACGTGCTATTGCGCGAATGACTTACTCAGGTTCGCCATTCTTCTTCCAGTTTGACATTATTTCACGCGGTTTAGGTTGTATTGAATCAGGGTCTGTAGCACAATATGGCAGTACAACATTCTTCTTGTCTGATAATGGCTTCTATTCATGCAATGGCCAAACATTAGAGCCAATTGGTGCTGAAAAAGTAGACCGATTCTTCCTAGAAGACGCAGACCAAGCAGCTTTATCGCAAATGAGTGCGACTATTGACCCATTACGCAAACTAGTAATATGGGAATACCGTGATAACAATCAAAATAGTTCATTATTGATATACAATTGGCAAGTAAAACGCTGGTCTTACGCTGTTACTGACGCAGATTACCTATCAACAGCAACAACACCTGCATTGACGCTAGACGCATTAGACGTATTTGGTACTGTAGACAGCATTACAACATCATTTGACTCACGCGTTTGGGTTGGTGGTAAAGCAACATTGGCTGGGATACGCGGGAATAGTATAATTACCTTTACTGGCGGCAATACTGGTGCTGAAATTGCTACAGGCGATATAGAATTATCACAAAACTCTATGGTTGGCGTAATTAAGCCAATAGTAGACCAAGGGTCATGCAACGCGCAGATAGCATCACGTAGAGGCCTTAACGATGACATCAATTACAGCGCAACAAGCATACAAAACGCTGATGGTCGTTGTCCAGTTCGTTCTGCCGGTAGATTTCATCGCATTAAACTATTACCTACAGGCGATTGGACAGCAGCCGTAGGCATGGACATAGAAGCAGCAACACAGGGCAATAGATAATGGTTCAATTTGTCACATTACCACAGCAAGGCGCAGACCAACGGCAAGTTGCCGAGGTTGTCCGTGGTATAATGGATGGCAAGACCAATAACACAGGTTCTGTTACTTTAGCAACAGGTAACGCATCAACTACAACGCTATATAACGAACGCATTGGCTACGATTCTGTCATTATCTTAGTGCCTAACAGCGCATCAGCATCTAACATTGCAGCACCTTATGGCGCATGGCAAGATAGCACAGACCAAGTAGCAACTAGCACAACAGTAGCTTATCCAGTCACATTTAATACAATTGATTTTGAAAATGGCATAAGACTAGTAAGTAGTTCACGATTGACTGCTGATTATTCTGGTCTTTATAACATACAGTTTAGTTTGCAATTTGGAAACATGGATAACGCTACACAAGATGTAAGCGTATGGTTTCGTAAGAACGGTGTAGACATTCCTAAATCTAATAGCGACTTTGGTTTTGCGCCACGTAAAAATGCTACTGACCCATATCATATTATTGCTGCATTAAACTTTTTTGTAGAATTAGCTAAGAACGATTACATTGAAATTGTATGGTCAACTACAAACGTGTTGGTGACAATGGATGCTAAACCTACTAGGACTAGCCCAACACGACCAGCAACACCAAGTGCAATAGCAACAATGCAATATGTATCTGTTGATGGCTATACAACTAACATATTTACATCACCATACATTAGTTCTCAAACAAGAGGTAGTGCAGTCATTTCACACCCAGCCAACTCAACGGCAGGTTTAACTTATAAATATATTATAGTGGGCTAATGGAAGCTAAATTTATACCGCCAAATGAGTTAAGAGAATGGTGGGCATTTGCAAAGGAAGGTCTGCAGGCTGTTTTAAATAAATCACCTGAGGATTATATCCAAGAAGAAGTTTTTGTGGCTCTATGGCTTCAAAAATCAATGCTATGGGTATTCTTAGATGGTGAAAAGCCTGTAGGTTTTACTGTGCTAACACCAGAAGTAGATAATTTGTTTGTTTGGGCAGTATGGGGCAAAGAACCGCAGAGTTATGAAGTAGTAGCGGAATGCTTTGATATTATTAAAGGGATAGCCAAGCAGGGAAACGCAAAGAGTATTACATTTGGTTCTCATCGTCTTGGATGGGATAAATTAGCAAGAAAATTAGGATTTACACCTAGACAATGGGAATTAAGATTAGAGGATTAAAATTATGAGTAATAAACCACAAAATGTCACACAAGTACAATCAATTGACCCAATGCTAAAACCTTACGTTAAGCAAGGTCTAGATGAGGCAAATAGGCTTTATGGGCAACAACCAAACTATTTTCCAGGTCAAACTTTTGTAGGTGCATCAGACCCAACACAAGCTGCTTTGTTAGCGCAACGTAATCGTGCTATGCAAGGCAATATGCTTAATCCTACTGCACAACGTCAACAATTAAATACAATTAGCGGTGATTATCTTGCAGGCAACCCATTCTTTAGTGGTGCATTTCAAGGTGCAGCAGAACAGGCTGCTAATGCGTATAATGCTAATGTAAACTCAGCATTGTCTAACGCATCACGGGCAGGTCGTTTAGGTTCTGGTGCAATGAACACAGCATTAGGTGGTGCAGGTCAGACATTTGCAAATGCTTTAACAAATACTGCTGGTCAATTAGCTTATCAAAACTATGGCGCAGAACGTGGTATGCAACAACAAGCAGCACAAAATGCACCATCACTAGCAGCTACAGACTACGCAGACATCAATCAATTAATGCAAGCCGGTCAAGGTTACGAAAGTTATGACCAATTAGCATTGCAAGACAGAATCAATAGATTTAATTTTGAACAAAATGCACCACAAAACGCATTGGCACAATACATGGGTTACGTTACTGGCTCACCACAAGGTTCACAAACTACTTCACAAGTATATAGAAATCCTTTGTCAGGTGTTGCTGGTGGTGCTGGTATTGGTGGTTCAATAGGCGGTGGTACAGGCGCTTTAATAGGTGCTGGTCTTGGCGGTCTTTTAGGTTTACTTTAGGAGTTAAGTATGGCAATCTCAGATTTTTTTAGCGGTGGTCAAACTCCAGATTATCTATCAGGTTTGCTTGATGATGAACAGTTACGCAGACTTAAACAAAATGCACAACAAAATGCTTTGATGCAATTTGGTCTATCTGCTTTATCGCAAGGCGGTTATTCACAAACTCCAGTAGGTATTGGCGAGATATTAGGTAAAGCTGGTATGGCTGGTATGCAAGGTTATCAACAAGGCGTACAAAGTGGCATAGAAAATATAGGTACTCGTGCTAAATTAGAAGCATTACAGCGTCAACGTAAACAACAAGCTGATTATGATGTTGCTGCCAGAGATTTATATAAAACTATTCCTGCACAGTATGAAACACGACAAGTAGCTGGTGGTGGTTATTTACCTGCTCAACAAGAAGTTATGCCAGGTCAAGTAGCACCAAACTTTAATTTAAGTAAAACTATGGCAGCGCCTACTACTGAACAAGTAATGACTAGGCCAGAAGTTTCTGGAATAGATAATGCAGCATTGTTAAAAATGCTTCAAATTGATAGTCCACGTGCAACATCTATGATAAATGCTTTATCTGGTTATAAAGACTATATAACGCCTGCTAAAGAACAATTAGTTGCTATACCTGAAGGTGGTTCTTTATATTCACCATCTACAGGCGGTATTGTAGCTATGGGTACGCCTAAAACTGATAAAATTTCTTATGGCACAGAAGCGGAAATAAAAGCAGCTTCTTATGGCAAATCATTTGGTCAATTGCCACCAAACATTCAAAAACAAATTGAACGTGAAATTGCTGCTGACAAACTAACAAACGCAAGTGCTAGTGCAACAAAATTACCGCCTGTACAAAAAGCTATATTAGAAGCAGACCAAAAAACTTATGAAAGTCTAACACAAAAGGCAAACGCTGCACGTGAAGTAGCCAATACAACTAGAAACATTAACGCATTATTAGCTGGTAATAAAGGCGGTGGCGCATTAAAATTCTCTGCTGGAATTCAGAAATACTTGGGTATTAATAGCCCAACTGTTGCGGCAGACCAAGCAGCACAAGCATTGGCTACAGTTTCAGCTACTCAAATTCGTGCAGCAGGTTCTGGAAGTACGTCTGATTTGGAATTCTCAGCTTACGTTAATGCTTTCCCAAGTTTAGCAACAACTGCTGCTGGTAGACAAGTAATGGCTGATATTGCAGAAGCACAAGCTACACGTAATACAAAACTTGCAGATTGGTCAAGTAAAGCATTATCAAACGGTACTTTCAGCTATGAAGGATTAAATGAATTTGATAAGAGTTTAGGTAAGGCTGTATCTGCTAAAATTCAAAGTAATTATCAAGCAGCATTGAAAAGTGCCGGCGGTGGCGGTGGTAGTAAAAACATTCACTCTGGAAAGACTAACCAACAAATTTTAGATGAATTGGGTGGTGGATAATATGGCAGATTTGTCGTTACTTTTAGAAGCTGAAAAGCGAGGGATATTATCTAAAGACAAGCAATTGTTATTAGATGAGGCTCGTGCTAGAAATCTTATCCCACCTTTAGATGAGGAAAATAAAAAAACATCTGAATCATTAAAAGAGTTTGGAAGAAAAGCCGCATATCCAGTAAAAGAAGCTGTTTCTGGTACAGTTGGTATGATTGGTGACATTAATGAACTAGCCAAAGCTGGCAAATCTAAGGCTATGGAACTGATTGGTGTTGATACTACTCAACCTCAAGGTACAGCATCTTTTGTAACAGAACAAGCAGCTAAGTTTTCTCCACAAGGTTTAGTCGCTGAACTTGCTAAAAGATATGCACCAACATCTGCTGACATAAGAGAGAAATTATCTTTTGTACCAACACAACGTGCAGAAAGTTTATTAGGTAGAACAAGTCAAGATGTGGCACGTAACGTATTAATGATGCCAACTGCTGCTGCTAGAATGCCAGCAATAGCTAGTGGCTTAGGTGAGAACATAGCAGGTGCTGTTACTGGTGAAGACCCATTCTCACGTGCTGCTGGTTCAATTATAGCCCCACTTGCATTAACTCCATCTGCTTTACGCAGTCCAACTATTAAAGACATAAACTTATCTTTATCTAAAACTACTCCTGCACAAATGCAACAAGCTAAGAATATAACTAGAGAGTCATTTGCACGTGGCGTTCCAGTAACGGCAGCAGAGTCATTAAGTTATGCTACTGGCTCAGAAAGTTTGCCAAAAATACAACGCAGAATGGAACAGGCGCAAGGTGTAAGTGGCGAAACAATGCGTGACTTTATGGCGCAACGTGGCGCACAAGCACAACAAGCAGTAGAACAAGCAGTACCATCATTTGACAGACCAATGATGCAAACTGATATACAACAAGCGGCAGAAGCTGCTACTTTTGCAGCAGGTCAAAAAGTACGAGATGTTGGCGATGTTGCATTTAGTCAAATAAGAAATGTTGAAATACCAGATAAAGAGTTTTTTAAATTAACAAATGACCCTTTAATTGGCGATGCTTTTGAAACTGTTGCAAATAGTAAACTATGGCAAAGGCGTGTTGGTAGTAATTCTCCAAAATCAATTCAATACTTAGATGCTGTACGTCAGGAACTAGAAGACCAAAGACAAGCATTTATACGGGCAGGCAATGCTAACAAAGCTGGAGTATTAGGTGACGCAATTAGAGAATTGAAATCTGCTGCACCTGCTGGATGGCAAGAAGCATTAACTAAAGTATCTGGTGCTAGAAAAGAGTTCTTAACACCATTAGAAACAATGCCAATTAGTACTATGGCTGAATCTAATTTGCCAAAACAAATGGAAGCATTATTTACTTCTACTCCAGCAGAGTTAAACTTAACACCAAGTAAAGTAAAATCAACAATTATTGATTTAGGCAAGAAAGACCCAAATCTTCCAAAAGATTTTACAGCAAACTATTTACGTGGAATGATTGAGAAAAGCAAGCCATTGGCTAGTAAAGACCAATCAAGATTTGGTACAAAATTTGCAGATAGTTTAACGTCTAATAGGACACAAGAACAAAATCTTAAAACAGCTATGGTTGAGTCATTTGGCCCTGATACATGGACTGGCTTTAATAATCTATTAACGTACTTTAAAGCGCAAGGCAAACGCTTACAACCTGGCTCTATGACTGCAGAAGAAACTTTAGCCAGAGGTAGAACTGGTGCAATACGAACTGCATTAAGAAACCCATTGGAAGCGGCTGGTGGCATGTATGAAAATATATTTTATGCTAATGATTCTGCCAATGTTGCTAAAGCATTAACTAGCCCAGAGGGAGTTGATTTGTTAAACAAATTAGCAGCAGTTGGTAAAAATGATAAGCAAGCAGCTTTACTCGTTACGGAATTGCAACGCATATTACAAAAACAGGATGAACAAGGGAAATAATTATGGCAAAAACCAAGATAAGCGAGTTTAGTTCTACCCCAGCCTTAAATACCGATATTGATGGTATAAACATTGGCGAGGGTATGCTACCTTCAAACGTGAACAACTCCTTCCGTGAGTTAATGTCACAATTAAAAAACCAACAAGACGGCTCAGACGGCAGCGACTTTACTGTAGGCGGTAACTTATATGTTACTGGCACTACTACAACAACTGGGGCGCACACATATAACGGTGCAGCTACATTTAACGGTGCTGTTACCATGAATTCTACTGCTAACCTAGGCACTAATGCTACGGTAGGCGGTGGTGTTGTTAATAACACAGTAATCGGTAATACCACAGCACAAACTGTACGAGGCACAACTATAACAGCCACAACAGGCTTTGTAGGTGGTTTAACAGGTAATGTAACGGGGAACCTTACAGGTAACGTAACAGGCGCAGTCACAGGAAACGTAACGGGTAATGTTACAGGAAACTTAACTGGCAATGTAACGGGTAACGTTACAGCAGCATCTGGCACATCAACATTCAATAACGTAACGATTGATGGCACGTTAGATATGTCATCTGGCACGGTAGGCACTATTACAGGCCTAGCTACACCAGTTAATCCTTCTGACGCAGCAACTAAAAGTTATGTAGACACCAATGACGCATTAAAACTTAACCTTGCTGGTGGCACTATGTCCGGTGCTATTGCAATGGGTACAAGCAAGATTACTGGCCTTGGTGACCCAACTAGCGCACAAGATGCAGCCACTAAAAACTATGTAGACAATTCTGTTCAAGGTTTGGATGCTAAAGCCTCAGCAGTCGCAGCAACTACTGCAAATATTACATTATCAGGCACACAAACTATTGATGGAGTGGCTGTTATTGCAGGTGACAGGGTTCTAGTTAAAGACCAATCTGCACCAGCAGAAAACGGTATATATGTGGCAGCATCATCAACATGGGCTAGGTCATCAGATGCAAACACATGGGATGAGTTAGTATCTGCCTTTGTATTTGTAGAAGGTGGTACAGCTAACGCTGATAGCGGTTGGACTTGTACATCAGCAGCAGGTGGTACGCTAGGTGTTACAGCAGTAACTTGGGTGCAATTCTCCGGTGCTGGTCAAATCACAGCAGGTACAGGTTTAAGCAAAACAGGCAACACAATCAACGTAAACACAGCATCATCAAGCCGCATTGTTGTAGGTGCAGACGAGATTGACTTGGCTACTACTGGTGTTACAGCAGGCACATACAAATCAGTTACTGTGGATGCCTTTGGTCGTGCTACAGCAGGTACTAATCCTACTACGATTGCTGGATTTGGTATTACAGACGCATACACAAAAACAGAAATTGATACATCGCTATCAGGCAAATTAAACAATACTGGTGGTACAATGTCTGGTGCAATAGCAATGGCCACCAATAAGATAACAGGCTTAGGTGACCCAACAAATGCACAGGATGCAACAACCAAGACTTACGTTGATGGCATATTAGGTAGTGCAACAAGTGCTGCTACAAGTGCTGCTGCTGCGTTAGTAAGCGCAAATAATGCTGCAACATCTGCTTCAAGTGCTACTGCTAGTGCAACTTCTGCGGCTGCTTCCTTTGATTCATTTGATGACCGTTATTTAGGTGCTAAGTCTTCAGACCCATCTACAGATAATGACGGCAATGCTTTACTAACAGGCGCTTTATATTGGAATAGTGTTTCCAATGTAATGAAAGCATACACAGGTTCAGCTTGGGTAGTAACATACGTTCCATCAACAGGCTTCTTAACTACTTCTGACATTGGTGTTACCGTACAGGCTTACGATGCAGACTTAACATCATGGGCTGCTATCACTCCAGCAAGTAAGCAAGATACCTTAACATCAGGTACAAACATCAAGACTATCAACAGCACAAGTTTGCTAGGTAGTGGTGATATAACAACAGGTGATGTAACTTTAACTGGTAGTCAAACACTTACTAATAAGACATTAACAAGCCCTGTTTTAACAACTCCTCAACTTGGTACTCCAGCAAGCGGAACATTAACTAATGCAACTGGATTACCTTTAACTACTGGCGTTACTGGCACACTTCCCGTTGCTAATGGCGGTACAGGTTTAACTTCTGCTGGAACATCAGGAAATGTTTTAACTTCCAATGGAACGGCTTGGGTTAGTTCTGCGCCTACTTCAACTGCAGGTAAGGTTTCAAGAACATCAACTGGGTCTATTACTGCTGGCAATGGCGTTCAAATTAATTCTGACGGAACTGTATCAGTAGCTAGTGTCAATCTAACAACATCGGTAGGGGCTGCTGGGCAACCGACAACCAATCAATATGCAACATTGTCGTACACATATAACCAAATTGTGTATTTGCCATTAATCGATAGATATTTTACTGCTTGGATTAATACATCACGACATATTTATGGTTCAATAGGAACCCCAGCGACTGATGGGTCAATTTCGTGGTCAAGTCAAATTGCCGTAGATGCAAGTGGTAACACTTATTATGGTGGGTTAAAAATAGAATATTATCCACCGACTGGAGTTATTTTGCTTGTTGGCGCATTTAATACGCAAGCAAATTGGGCTTTTGTAATTAGCCCTACCGCATCTACGTTTACTGTTGGCACAATGACAAACTTTGGCAGATGGGATTTCCCTGACGTATCTTATACTTATGATTCAGTGAATCAAAAATTTGTTGTTGTTGGAACTGATGGGGGAACAGGAAATACAAAATCTGCAGTAGTTAGCATATCTGGAACAACGCCTAGCATTGGAACTGCATATAGTTTTGGGTACGGAATTGGTAATTTAGCCTTATCATACGATGTCCCATCTGGGAAAATATTGTTTACTGGTGTATATACAGCAGCACAAGCTTGGGTTGGAACAGTTAGTGGAACAACCATATCTTATACTGCCGCAATAAATTTAGGATTAGGGGCAAATATAAATGTAGTACGTGGCACTACATATATTAGTGGGGCTTTAAAACATATCATTTTTTATTACAATTCCTCAACTGGTCTTGGACAGAATGTTGCATTAGCAACTGTAAGTGGCTCAAGCGTTTCTGTTGGGACTGGAACTTCTCTAACTTCATTGGATGTTGGGGCTGGAGACCCGCCATCGTTTATATATGACTCACCAACTGACAGAATTGTATGCGTATATGCAAGAAATGCTGATTCATATTTATGTACATTTACAATGCCATTTTCTGGAACAACAATTGGGACACCTTCAACTGTTACAGTGATGAGAAGTGCTGGGTCATATTATAGTGATGTTACTTTTGATACAACAAGATTAAGAGTAGGGTCAATTACAAACAATTTTGGTACCGTTATTACTTACACTTCAACCTATGGGTCAGCCTCGATGACTGCTAATAATTTTTTAGGGTTTGCTGAATCAACTGTAACAACAGGACAGACATTAAATGTAACTACAATCGGCGGAGTTAATACAAACCAATCAGGGTTAATTACAGGTTCTAAATATTTTATTAGCGGGGCATCTGGCACTTTGTCCACTAGCGGAACTATTCCTGCTGGTATTGCTTTATCTGCTACGTCTATTTTAACTAAAGGTTAAATATGAAAACTTTAATTTTAAAAGAAACAAAAATTTCAATTTATTTATTTGATGACAAAAAAGAAGTTTCAATTAATAGTGACAAAACAATTGTTGGCAATGTTGATTTTCCTGATTTTTATATTGCAGATTGTAATTCTGAAAATTCTGAATTAATTACAAACGTCATTGCGCCAAATGATTGGATTGGACATAAATATAAATATGACAATGAATTTATTTTAATTGAACAATCTTTATAAACACAAATTAAAGCATTAACAGCACAAATTAACGCATTATCTTAGGAATGGTTATGACACCAGAAGAACAGAAAGAACTGCACAAGGCAGCATTTAAAGAAGCTATTTCAGAGTGGCTAGACAAGCAGTTTGCTACAGTTGGCAAATGGACATTGCGAGGCATCATGTCTGTTGCTTTAGGTATGTTTTTATATGCTTACGCTGCTGCACATGGCTGGGTAATAAAATGAAACAAACAATGATTAATCGCATTTGTTTATGTGACCATTGCCGTAAGGCTTTTATCATTAACGAACAAGGCAATGAATCAACGTGTGACAATTGCCTAGCTGAAGACGAACTAACGCATGAAATGATTGACTCTGGTGACCTCATTGGAGTCAATTATGACCGTGCATAACTTATTTGGTGGCGCACAAGACTACTTTGAACACATGATTGGCAAGACCATAGAAGAAGTAGGCATCTTTGATGGCGAGTTAGTTATATTCCTAGATGACTTGTCTGAGGTATGTATCTTTGAGGATGTAGATGGTTTAGCAATGCAGATTAACGAACGGCCCAAACTGGATGGATAATGCAATTATCAACTAACTTTAAACTAAATGAATTTACCACATCACAAACAGCAACAAGAAAAGGCATTGATAACACAGCACCAGCACCAATTATTGAAAGATTGCGTATGCTGGCTAATACGCTTGAGCAAGTCCGTACTTTATTGGGCAATCATTCCATTCGCATATCTAGCGGTTATCGCTGCATTGCTCTTAATCGTGCTATTGGAAGTGGCGATACATCTGCACACGTACAAGGTTATGCCGTTGATTTCACGTGTCCAGGCTTTGGTACGCCAAAAGAAGTAGCCAATAAGATTGCACAGTCAGACATTAAATTTGACCAGCTAATCTATGAAGGCACATGGATACATCTAAGCGTAGACCCTCGTAATCGCAGGGATGTTCTAACAGCAACATTTAAAGGCGGCAAAGCTACATATAGTAAAGGCATTGCATGAAGAAGTGGTACAAGTCCAAAACATTGTGGTTTAACGTAGCTGTTGCTATAGGCGCAGCAATTGAAACATCGTTGACGCTGATAGAAGGTTACTTTGACCCAAGAGTGTTTTTAGCTTTGATAGGTTTAACGGCAGGCGTTAATGTTGTGCTGCGATTCTTAACTACTACCGGAGTATCTAAATGATACCGTTTACGTTTAACTTTAAACACGCATTAATTGCCGGTACTGTCTTTGTAGCCTTTAGTGCTGGCTGGGTAGTCAATGGTTGGCGGCATGATGCTAATCTAAAAGAGGCATTACAAGATAAGGTAGAACTACAAAAAGCGTATGACGATTATGCCCGTGAAGTTGCTGCAAAGTTTCAGAATCAACAAGCAGCCCAGACAGTTGTTTATCGTGATTTAAAAAGAAAGGTTCAAGATGTTACGGATAACAGGATATGTTTTGCTGACAGCAATGCTTTGCAGTTGTGGAATGATGCCCTTACAGGTATGCCCAACACCACCACAGGAACTGCTAAAACGACCACCTCTGCCAGTACCGCTATTACAGATGAGCAAGTCATTACCAACGCAATAGAAAACTTTGAACAAGCCAAAGCAATGCGTGACCAGCTTAACGCTTTAATAGACTGGTACGAAACTAATAAATAGCTATTTCAACATATCTGAATTTATTGTTAGCCTTGATACTTCACCGTAACGCTTGTCGTATGTTATAACTTTAGCATCACGACCAGTTAGCCATCCACCACGTGCAGCATAGGCATCAGCAGGTGCTAAAGTTCTATGTTGCTCAACAATCATAAGGTTGTTTTCTTTGACATCAATATGGTGCAGATGACCGGTGTGGGCATAAGCATACTTAGTACGACCAAACATCTCACGGAATTGACCAGCAAATACCTCGCTGACATTGTGTACCCTACGCTTGTGACCATGATGGAAGAACAAAGCAGTTTTACCAAACTCAAACGCATTGTATGGGTTAGGTGATGTATCTACTGTTACTCTTGGCTCATTCTCGTACATAACGCTAAACCATTCACGTAACCAAATCTGACTAACTGGGTCGTGGTTAGCATCAGCCATAATGATGTGCAAGTTTTGGTGTTTCTGTAAAAGCATATCAATGACTGTACGCAATACACGTATAGATGACCGTACTAGTTTTGAGAAACGTGAGTCTACGTCTAGTAGGTGTTTAGAAGCTGGTGTTACTGCATCCATACCATCAAAGTGTAGGAAGTCTGATAGCTGGGCAAACACGGCTTGATTAGCATTAGGTGATTGTTGTATTGCTTGGGCAAACCATTTAATAATTAATTCTTCAGCAATCTTAACATCCCAGTTCTCGCCACATTCCTCATCCCAAGCAAGCATACCCATGTGGTAATCAGTAATCACGTAGCAGTTAAGCAGATTATCATTGCCTAACGGTGGAGGGTCTGACATTGAGATACGAGGTATTTCTTCTTTCATTGCCTCAACAGCTTGAAGCATAAGTTCCTGCATCTTATTGTCATCAATGCGGCTTTTTACCCATTGCCCAGATGCCTTACCTTCTGCGTTATAGTAAGTAGACACGCCTCGTACTATAAACGGCTCTGGCGCTACTCTAGTCATGTCGTGGTTAGGTGAGTAACCAGCTAATGCTGCTTTAGCTTTTAAACTTCTAACAGACACATCAACTACAGTAGCAGTTACATTGAAGAATTTAGCTGCTGCACGATTAGAACCTAGTTCACAAGACTTTGAGTAGTATTGCCATTGCTTGTCAGTAGCAAACTGGGCTAACTTATCATCTATCATAAATATCCTTATGTTTTTGTTTATTATAAACATATTTAGAATAATATGTAGATATAATTAGCCCCACCACAATACCTAGTATAAAAGCATCTTTGTAACACAAGATGTAGTCTAGCGTGTACATTAAACAATCTTACCTAGATAAGTTGCCTTAACATTATTGTTGAACTGAACTGTGATAGCACACTCGTCACCTTTCTGTAGACAAAACAATTTATAGATGCCAATAGACATTGCGCTGATTGCTATACAAGCAAGTATTGCTACTACTATTGTTGCTCTACTGTATTTATCGTTCATGTGTCATTTTCCTTTAACGCTTCACGTTAAACGTCACTCATTTATCGTTAGTTTCAGAATAGTGCAGACCTTCATTACCATTTTGTGCGATTGCTTTATCACGTTCTGAATCTTGCCAATCTTCGCTGTATTGCTTTTTCTTCTTGCCAAAGATGCGTTCAAAGCCTTCGTCAAACTTTTCTTTCTGTTCTTTGCTGCCAATTTTAGATACTAAGCTATCGCCTGTGATGTTGTTATTAGCCATGATTTGCATACTCCCCATGATATTTATTTCTTGCTTCTGAAATTACGAGTTTAGCTAACTCTAAATTATCAAATACTCCTAAATATATTTGCTTTTTGTGCATTCTAATAACAGCAACCCATTTTTCATATTGGTTGTGCTTATAAATTCCTTTAATACCAGATTTATTGTTTTTTTGTAAATTACGATTATAGTTATTTTGATTACACGTAGCTTCTCTTAAATTAATTACGCGATTGTCAGATTTATTACCATTAATATGGTCAATATCATCATTTGGGAATTCACCATAAATATAAAGCCAAGCTAAACGATGAGAAAAATATTTTTTCTTAGATATTTCTATGCGGCTATATCCATCTTTTCTTAAATTTCCAGCAATACTTCCAACTGATGACCTGCTTCCTGTTCTTTTTTTCCAAGTAAAAATACCTGTATCTTGGTCGTAATCTAATATTGCTTTTAATTCAGATTGTGTAATCATGATGTGTCCTTATTCAACTTTGAGTGAGTGTGTCGGCAATTAGGTGGAATAAGCACCTTCAACTTACCTGCTCTCCAGCAACCGACAAGTAATTATATAATAAATCTAATTAAAAAGGAATAATATCGCTTTCTAAACCATCCATAGGGTCATTACTTGGGTCAACAAATTTAGCTGATTTACTTTCAACTTTATTTTCTGTTTTGTTTCCAAGTAAAGTTACATCTGAAACTCTAAGTTCTAGGCTGGTTTTTTCTGTACCGTCTTTAGCTTTATAAGACCTTTGGCTAATCTCGCCTGTAACACCTATCTGCGTGCCTTTTAGAAGCATTGGCGCTAATATCTCTGCACGTTTACCCCATAAATTGCAGTTTAACCATGTGGTTGTGGCTTTATCACCGTAACCGGCAGTCAATGACAGCGAAAAGTTACAGATTGGGTCTTGGTTTGCCGTGTAACTTAATTTTGCATCTTGTCCTAGGCGTCCTGTTGCTGCTAATAAATTCATACTATTTCCTTTAGTTGTTACCTAATCCTAGGTATTGGTTTTGAAAGTAAATACTTGTGACCCATTTCTTTTATAGCTTGCGCTACTTTAGCGTCACGGTCTGCCACCTCTTTTTGGCTAGGTGGGGTTAAGCCATATAGTGACTTGATAACCATGTGTTCCACCTTAAAAGCAGTTCGTGTTGCAGTTGCCAAGACTATCACAGCAAGTTGTACACATTACCATCTTACCACCTGACATAAATGTGTGAGTTGTGCAGGCTGCGTATGCTGTTACTGATACTACTAATAATGCTAAAGCTACTAAAATTTTATTCATGTTTATTCTCCAAAGGATTATTGTATTCTTTTCTCATGTCTTCCCTAGCAACCCAGTATTCTTGTTCAAGCAAGCCTACCCAGTCTTGTAATATATCTGCTCTCAATAAAGCAGGATACGATTCTCTCCATTTTTCTATGTTGCCAATATCTCCTTCACCATCTGAAAAATTTGCTTTCAATGTAATTTTAGGATATCTCATTATTTATTCTCACTAGAGTATCGTTTATAAGCTGACCTGGTCTTGCTATCTAATAAGCCCCACATAACAGACTTCTGTTCATTGTCTAACGCATCCCATGTTACTTTAGCTTCAGCAGGATTGCCTTGCGCCATAAATGCTGTAAAGCCTTCAGCTAAACTATGTAGGATGTCAATTTCTTCCTTGCTATACTCTGGTGACTTGAGTTCTGGTATTACTGGCTTTTCTGACCCTGTAGTAGCGTCTAGCACATCGTGTTCTACAATTTCCATTGCCACGACCCACAAATACCTGCGCTGATATGTTTCTACCGCCCCTACGTTTTGCACCTCATGGCAGCCCTTTAACGCTGCGCTACCCATAGGGCTAGTGATAACTATCTGTGAGTTGTCATCAATGTCTGTAATGGTCAATGTTGCCAAGTCTGACGTAAAGCTAACAACACCACATAACCCTTGATTGCTAAATATGTTGTTGATGGTTGGCAAGAAGTCACCAAGTTCAAAATATTTGTAACCTGCAAACTTATTGTGACCAGACTTGCTTAGTTTTGTGTTCTGTAATTCTAAACGTGCATTATTTAATTTTTTGTAAACTGACATTTTAGGCCACCAATAATAAATATAAGAAAATTGACAATAAGACTACACCAACAAAGCATAAGCCCTCAATAACTGGTGTTAAGTCTGTTTTAGGTTTGTAGTTTTTGTAATCACGCATTTTGTTCTGCCTCGCTTTCAATAGCAGATATACATACGTTAGCAAATGACTTAGCAAACACAA